GAATTTTGATTTATTACTATTGATGGTATTAATAGCTTTGACTAGTTCATTTTTAGTTGGGTCATCTTTAATTACGTCGGTTTTGGTAATTAATTCTTTTAATGTTTGCTCAACACCTAACATGGATATAAAAATATATCCTATTGTATTAGAAAAAGGAGTTATCCAACCTGGAAACAATTTTAAAATAAAAAATAGTAACACAAATATGATTATCCATGGTAGCATTGTAACTACTAATATATAATTCCACTCAATACTTTGGTTGCATATTATTCTTGAATTGTGAATATTTAAGAAATATGAGCCAATAATAATAAATAACATATACACAAAATTAATAATATTGTTATCTTTAGCGCTATTAATAGTTTCTATAGTTTTACTGCTATTTATCGTGAAAAGTGTGAAAAATAAAAAGCACATTGTTACTAATATAAAATATATTAGTGATGATCCCGGACTTGGAACCTCTGCTTCTGCTGTTGAAGCTGATGTTGAAGCTGAAGCTGATGTTGAAGCTGGTGCTGAAGCTGGAGCTGAAGCTGATGTTGAAGCTGGGGCTGCTGGTGCTGAAGCTGCTCCAGCGACCTCGGAGGCGGCAGCGCTAGCAGCGAAGGCGGCGGCAGCTTCTGCCATAATAGTATAAATTAGACTAATATAATAAATACTTAATAAATACTTAATAAATACTTAATAAATACTTAATAAATTAAGTATAAATTTTATATTATAAAAAGTAATACTTATTAATAATGAATTTTGACATTGTAAACTATGCTAATAGTCAATTTAGCAAATCAACAAATGTATTAACTGATAAACCTAAATTAGTGGACAATGGAGTTAAATATTTTTTAAGAGGGGTTCTAAAAAATTGCCATAATTATAAGCAAAATAATATTAATATTTTTTACAACATTACTATGTTTATATGTTTTATACTAATATTAGGAATAATATTAGCTATGCGTTATAAGGGAAATTCAATGAGTAAGAAATATTATGAGAAAAGCATGAAAGATAAAGAATATATAATGTCTAAATTAGTTTATTATAATCGTCAAAACTTAGATAATCAACAAAAACTCAGAAATAATATGATAACAAATTTACCTGACTATGGTAATCATGTTGAAGCTAATATATTGCATAAGAATTTATATTTTTCTTAATCATATAAACTTATATAATACTATTTAATACCTTTTTTTAAGATAATATAAACATTATAAACATTATAAAACTTTATAAGATAAATACTAAAAATAAATATATTTAGTCTATACATAGACTATATTTATAATTATGACTGAAACAACCGAGAGTTATTATAAAGATTTGCAGGATTATTATAAATTAAAAAATAACTATCAAGCACTAAAGCAAAAGAAAATTACTGAATTAACTGGACTAGCGACCTACGGTAAAGATGGCGACGTTAAAAAGAAAAGTTTTGCGAAATTTAGAGCAAAATGTATTAATTGTAAGCAAGATGGCGGCACATTATTTACTGAAACTAGCGATTTATTAAGAGCAACATGCGGAAATAGCGTTCAACCTTGCAAATTAGATTTGGCTATTAAGCGAAAGAAATTTGTGCATATTACTGAAAAAATGGGCTATGTAAAACAAGAACTAGAAAAGTATAAAAAAAACATTATAACTACTAAATTAGATTTTCTTTTTAATTATATTGAAGAAGATAAAGCAATAGAAATGTTTGAGCTTTTGAAGCAACAATTAAATAATAGCCAAGAAAATTATTTGAATTTATTAACGTTATACAATTCTATTATGTATAATGAAGAAATGAAAACTTTAATACAAGAAAAAACACTTGATTTTGAAAATAACAAAAAACTGCATAGCGAGGCTTTAGAGCTATATAAGTCAACTGGGCAAATAATGTATTTAAAAAATGCAATGGAAATCTATAAAACGAAACTCTCTCTATTAGGTAATGAAATAATGAAATTAAAATATAAATCTTCTTATGTTGAACATAATGAGCAAGACCAATTTATATTATTTCAAAATAATCACAATTTAGAAGATTTAATGCTAGAATTAAATGATTAAATGCTTACATAATTTATTATAATTTATTATATAATTTATTATATAATTTATTATAATTTATTATAATTTATTATAATTTATTATAAATATAATAAATATAGAAAAGCTAATGGGAAATAACTTTAACAAATTTTTTATGAAAATATATAACTCCACAAAATATATAAATATTAGCGTTTTTCTCATCACCTTTTTATTGGGTTTAACATACATGTATTGTTTTGAATATAATAGAAAGGTTGTTGTATATCCTACCCCTCATAATATAGATAATATTGAATATAAAGACGAGGCCGGAAATTGTTATGGTTACAAAATAAAAGATGTTAAATGCCCTAGCGACAAAAGTAAAATAGAGAATTTGCCTTTAACGTAATAATGTAATAATGTAATAATGTAATAATGTAATAATGTAATAATAATATATATATATATATATTATAGTATAATATATTATGATTGGCAACGTTGTTAAAAATTTAATGCATACAAATATGGGCAAAATAATATTATCGGTGTTATTAGGGCTGGGATTTGCAACGCTATTTAGACAAGTATGTAATTCTAAAGACTGTTATAGATTTATAGGCCCCCATCATAATGCGCTAAGAGACAAAATCTTTGCAACAGATAGTGATAAGACACAATGTTATACATTGGTAGAAGAAAATATACAATGCGGGTCAAAAAGCAAAACATTAGAATTTTCTACCAAGTTTATGTAATACAAAAAATATTATAAAAAAAATATTAAAAATTGATTTAAAATAATATATTCAAGTAGCTATCTTCAATTAGCTAGCATTAGTTATGAATTTTGACACTAAAGTTACTTATAATATGCATGCACTAAACGCTACAACCCAAGAAGATAACACTAATATACTATTAAAACTGTTTTTATACATTATATTACGTTATTTTATTTAGTTTAAACATTTTTAAATAATAAAAAAAAATTATTTAAAAAAATAGTGCGCATTATTAATATTATTATGTCGTCCACCGTTGAAACATTTGCCTTTCAGGCTGAAATTAATCAGCTCATGTCTCTTATTATTAATACTTTTTATTCAAATAAAGATATTTTTTTACGTGAATTAATTTCCAATTCATCTGATGCGTTAGATAAAATTAGGCATCATTCATTATCTGAAAAGAGCGTATTAGACAGCCATAGTGAATTGGCTATTAAAATTATTCCCGACAAGGTAAACAAAACATTAACCATTTTAGACACTGGTGTTGGCATGACCAAATCGGACATGATTACTAATCTTGGAACGATTGCTCAATCGGGTACAAAAGGGTTTATGGAAGCAATGAAAAGTCAGGGAGACGTTAATATGATTGGGCAATTCGGTGTAGGGTTTTATTCTGCGTATTTAGTTGCTGATCGTGTTGTTGTTGTTTCTAAAAATAACGATGACGAGCAATATGTGTGGGAATCTAACGCGGGTGGTTCATTTACTGTGAAAAAAGATGATTCGGGTGTTAGCCTTGGTCGTGGTACAAAGATCACATGTTATTTAAAAGAGGATCAGTTAGATTATTTAGAAGAAAGCCGGATTAAGGAGCTAGTTAAAAAGCATTCTGAGTTTATTAACTATCCAATTAGTCTTTATGTTGAAAAAACGGTTTCTAAGGAAGTAGATGTTGAAGAGGAGGTTAGCGATGCAAAAGACGATGAAGACGTAGATGAAGACCTTGGTGAAGAGGTTAGCGATGAGCCAAAGATTGATGAAATTAGCGACGAAGACTTAGCCAGTAAAGTTAAAAAAACAAAAACAGTTGAAGAAGTTGTAAGCGAATATGTTTTGCTAAACAAGCAAAAGCCTGTATGGACTAAAAAACCGGACAGCGTTTCAAAAGATGAATATGCATCTTTTTATAAATCATTAACTAATGATTGGGAAGACCATTTAGCGGTTAAACATTTTAATGTAGAGGGTCAATTAGAATTTACAGGACTATTATTTATTCCAAAGCGTGCGCCTTTTGATTTATTTGAGCCTAATACAAAAAAACAAGGTCATATTAAATTGTATGTTAGACGCGTATTTATTAGTGATGAATGCGAAGATTTAATTCCTGAATGGTTAAGGTTTGTAAGAGGAGTTGTAGACTCCGAAGATCTTCCGCTTAATATTTCACGTGAAATGTTACAGCAAAATAAAATTCTTAAAGTAATTAAGAAAAACATTGTTAAAAAATGTTTGGAATTATTTAACGAAATCAAAGATAACACTGAAGATTATGCGCAATTTTACGAGCAATTTAATAAAAATATTAAGCTTGGAATTCATGAAGACAGTTCAAATCGCGATAAATTATCGGAACTACTAATGTTTCATAGTACAAAGTCGGGACAAAATATGGTTTTCTTAAAGGACTATGTTGCTAACATGCCGTCTAATCAAAAGCAAATTTATTACATTACAGGACAATCGCTAAAATCAGTAGTAAATTCGCCATTTATTGAAAAGTGCAAGCGGCGAAATTTTGAGGTTCTTTTCATGGTTGATCCAATTGATGAATATTGTATTCAGCAGCTTAGAGAGTATCAAGGTAATCAATTAGTTTGTGTTACAAAAGAAAGTCTAAAATTTGAATATGACGACAATGAGAAAAAACAATGGGAAGACTGTGTAAATGAATTTAAACCATTAACAGAGAAAATTAAGGAAATCCTTGGACCTAATGTGGAAAAAGTTGTGTTGAGTGAGCGAGTTGTTAACTCCCCCTGCGTTTTAGTAACATCAGATTACGGGTGGACGGCTAATATGGAGCGAATTATGAAAGCGCAGGCGCTTCGTGACAATAATACGTCGTCTGTTATGATGTCCAAAAAAATTATGGAAATCAATCCACATCATGGAATTATTAAATCGCTTAAAGACCGTATTAATTTGGCAACAAATGAGCACATGATTAAAGATCTTGTAAATTTACTATACGAATCGTCTTTAATTTCAAGTGGATTTAGTATTGAAGAACCTGCTACTTTTGTAAATCGTATTAATAATATGATTAAGATTGGGCTATCAATTGAAGACGACGAAGTTGATAATATGAAGGAAGAATGCACTAAGGAGGAAGATGACACTAAAGATGGCGAGGAAAAGGAAGATGTGGACGTTTCACAATCAAATATGGAAGAAATTGACTAATGGAAGAAATTGACTAATGGAAGAAATTGACTTACACTTAAAATTATATTATGTTATACTATAATTTTAATTATGAAAAATTATTTGCGTTATTAAATGAATAAATATTTAGGAAACTATATTAATTAATATATGTCTTCAAGTGGAATTACTTCAATAAATGAGCTTCCTTCTTTAAACGGGCAAAATGGAAATTTGCAGCAACACCAAATGATGGCTCAGCAACCTCAAAATATTATTTTAAATAGAAGCGAAACTATATCAACTAATAATAATCAAATGACCACATCAAGTTATAATAATTTAATACCGCCAAGCGGTTCTAATACATCTAATCCTATTATGCAAAATAGTCCATTAACCATGGAAAATAGTCAGCAAAGTCAGCCACCACCCAACTACAATGAGTTAATTAGTCAAATACAGAAAGCAGCCGTTTATGGGTCAACGGCTTTACCGTCGCGAGACATTCCCATGGAACCTGTCAAAATTATGAATGACGTCCAAAGCCAGCCTAACTATATACCTCCGCCGCAAATTCAAGAAGATTATATTAAAAATAGTATTAGCCCTCAAAATATTATAGAAACCAACATGAGAGAATATAAACAAGACAACATGTTTGAAAAAATATATGCCGAATTTCAATTACCATTAATAATTGGATTACTATTTTTTTTATTCCAATTGCCAATTGTAAAACAATACAATAAATCATTATTACCATTTTTATTTAAAACCGATGGCAATCCAAATTTATATGGTTACATTGCCAACAGTATTATGTTTGCTTCCATGGTCCATATATTATTAAAATTGGTTACTTATGTAGTATAATTTTTACCGACCTTTATCCATAAAATAATACTTATTGTGAAACCGACTAAAAATCCGGCTATACACTGATCTGGGCCATGCCCCATAATTGGCGCAGTTAAATAAGGTCCGACAAAAAATGTTAAAATAGAATAAAATATCATTATGGCTATTGAGATTGGCGAACTTAAATGAGACATAATATATATTATAAATATATATTATATATTTGTCTTTAACTTGTTTTATATTTCTTTCTAAAGTAATCTTGTTCTTCTTGGTTTTCTTAAACTTCTTGCCTTTGTTGCCTTTTTTTTCATTTTTGAACTTCTGGTTTCTCTTCTTTTTGTGTAATTTTTCGTGTAATTAGCTCTCTTATTTGATCTTTTTTTGTGATATTTTAAACCAAAACCAACATCTTCGTGATCACTAGACGACGTCGATGATGAAACCGATGAATGCCGCGGTGATTGTACTAGTGATGGATGTGCAGGTGATCGATCCAGATTAGGCTGGGGAAAGTTGGGAGGAAGAAAAATAGTAAGAGAATCACGACCTATTGCTCGTTGACGCGTAAGTCCTGGTGCTTGCGGAAAAAGAGGATGAGGAGAAAGCGAACGAGGAGAAAGAGGATGAGGAGAAAGCGAAGGAGGAGAAAGAGGATGAGGAGAAAGCGAAGGAGGAGAAGGCGGAGGAGGAGGAGGAAGAGAAAGAAGAGGAAGAGGAAGACCAGGACTTGTACGAAGACTAGACGGGCTACTAGGAAGATGGCTTGAAGCCATAGCTAGTCTGGCGTGTGTATCAAGAAATAATATATGATTATGTGTTTGATTAATAGCTCTTGTTATATGAAGACTAAGAGTGTTTAAATTGTCCATTAGTAAATTTAATGTTTGACTACTAATGTTTTCGTTGATGTCTTTAATAATCACTCCACTGGTCATTATATTATTAATACTATTAAGTTCTGCATCAATGGATTGGTTGTCACGTTCAACTAATTGTAAATAACTACTCCTCAATGCATTAACTCTTTTTATATTAGCGAGTATTAGTTTAACTTTAAGCTGAATAGTACGTATATTTGTATTTGATGGATTAGTAATAGCAATAACTTTAGATAATAAATTTCTTAGTTCTTTTTTTATAGAAATTACTCTTCCTAATTCTGACTCCGGTGCTATTGGAGACATATAATACTATATTATAGTATTATATATTAATAAATTTATTTTCCATATTTACAATATTGTTTTTGAGAGAACCCGCGGGGTCTTCTACAATTAATAGACTTCTTATATTTTGCGGTCCATGCTCCTCCACGTTTGTCTCTTTTGCTTCTTTTGCCTCTTTTTCTAGATATGAGTTGTTTCTTACCACGCGCTTGATTTAACGCTCTATCACTAATAAGTGCTCTTGTAAGTCTACGCTCAAGCTCGCTTACAATCCTCATTATACTTTGTTGTTGTTGATATAAACTATAATGATGCTCGCTTGCTAATCTGTAAGTTTCTCGCGCTAGTTCTTTTTCGGCAATAATAGGAGCAAGACCTGTTTCCATTAGTTCATCGAAAAGAGCGCTGATGTGGTCAAATCTTGCGCGGTCAAATCTTGGATTTAAATTATTTATGTCCGTGTCTTCATCTTCATAATGTGCATAATATTCAAACCACTGCCTCTTTAGTTCACTATATTCCATTCCTAAGTTGGACTGATTAAAATTCGTAAGAAGTGTGTATCTTAAATTATCATGTTCTTCATTCAACCTTTCATAGCGCTCGCCTTCATCATCACTGCGTCTTAGTGCGCGGTCAACTTCAATAGTTAATGCATCTAATGCTGCGCGTTGTTGTCTTAAATCGACTTCTAATTCTCTAATAGTATTTCCTAAAATGGTTCTTCGTGTTTCTAAAGCCAGTGTTCGTCGTGCTAATGCAGTTGGATTATTGCGTCTTTGAGTTGCAGACCTTAAATGCATTCTAGGGGTTCTAATAGTATTTTGATTAATGCTAGACATATATATATAAGAATATAATAATATATTAGTATTTGTTATCTAGTTTCATAATCCTCTTTTTTTTGTTCTTCTATTATTTGTTTTTCTATTATTTGTTCTTCTATTTCTTCTTTTTTTACCATATGCTATATGTTGTTGTGTGTTGAATTGTCTTATTTGATTAATTAAATCAAATATTTCTAATGCAATAGTATGTCGACTATTTAATAAATTGCGTATTTTTTCTTTAACAGTTGTTAGATTATTATCTACAACATTATACACTCGTTCACTTTCGTTATATGCTGCTTGTGCATAATCTCTTTTTTCTGTTTGTGTTTTTTGTTCCTCAACATTTCTTGCTTTACTTTGTTTTATACTTTGTTTTATACTTTGTTTTATACTTTCTGTTAACTCATTTGTTAGATTTAAATTAGCCATCTTAGCAATATTTACGTGTGCTAGATGACCAATAAGAACTGTTTGTTCTTCCATAGTATTTCTCAATTCTTCTTCTAACCCGGCTATTTGTATTATTAATTCATCTTTTCTACGTATTAAAGCTAGTTTACTTATTATATTATCGGATATTACTTCTCTACAAATAGGACAAGTAGTATTACCATATTGTATGATACTTTCTAAACATTTATCATGAAATTTATGACCGCATTCTAATACACTAACGTCTTTATTTAATATCATTTGATCTAAACATATTGGGCACATATTTTTCTTTTCTTCATTTATTATTCGTATTGTTCTAAACTTATTACTTCGTTTAATAGCTTTTAATGACCTGGCTCTAGATTGAATTGTAGTTGCTGCTACATTTCTTTTTGTTCTAACCTTATTACTTCGTTTAATAGCTTTTAATGACCTGGCTCTAGATTGAATTGTAGTTGCTGCTTTTTTTTTGGCCAATGAGTTTGGACTAGGTGAAGGCATATTAATTATTATATTATTTATTATATAATATAAGAATAAAATAATAATTTTACATTAGTCGAATAATAAGTTTATATAAATGATAAACTATAATAAATGCTCCAACAAATCCTAAGGCATTATATGTTTCTTTGGACAACTTATTTTGTAATCCGTAATATGCTAGTGCTATAAATCCCGGAATAAATAATATATAATGGGCGATGTTAAGAATATTTCTTAAATTAGTAAATTCTAATGTTGGAAACGGAACAAATAATATTATACCTAATCCTAATAATCCTAACGCATAATATATTGGTCTTGGTGACTTATGTTGAAAATAACCAATATATACTAATAATGCACCAATAACAAATATATGTAGCATATTGACATACTTCATTCCTATTTTTACAATGCTCATTTACTTATTATAAAATAGTAAGCTATATTATTTTTAGATTTTAGATTTTAGATTTTAGATTTTAGATTTTAGATTTTAGATTTTACTTAAATTTCCAATATAATATTTTGGTAAAACACTTTCGCTTACAAAACTAGGGTGATTAATAGAATTAAAAAGTCGTGTTGCATCTTTGCCAACGGCTTTCATAATAACATCTCCTCCTGGATGTGTTGGTATCCATTTACTAATATTATAAACTTTATTTTCTATTATTGTCCATGCATCACCCTTTTTTTTATGTTTTTTAACTTCGCCCAATGTAAATGTGTTTTTAATGCTACCGCCTAGTTTGTGTTTTAAGGTCTTATTATATGTCTTGTTATATGTATTGTTATATGTCTTGTTATATGTATTGTTATTTGTATTGTTATTTGTGCTAGTTTCTAACAATTGTGTTATCTTGGCTATACATCTTTCAGATGTCATCAAAGCACCTTCGCACCATGCTTGATACTTTGAATAATTTTCACCAATAATATAAATACGACTATAAGGATTTAATAATTTATAACTTAAATAATCGGAGTCTACTCCTTTTTTCCAACATGCTACACCTGCATCCCAAAAATACATTTTAATATATTTACTTAAAGGCACCTTTATACTAAATAGTTGATTTAGTTTTGCGTTTAACTTAACTTTTACGTAATCAAGTCCCTTACTAGCTAATAAGTTATTCCAATAACGCGCATTAGCACAATCGCTATAACTACTCATAATTAGTCCATTATTTGGATTAATAGGAATTACAAATTGGACATTAGTATTTGTAATTGTTTTTTCAATATTCTTGAACCACACAGATCCGCTCTCTTGTTCTTTATCATAAATCTCGTATATTCTTAGGAGATTTATTGAATTTATAGAGTTTAAATCGCTTAGCAAAGGCTTGAAGATTGTCAATTTTGTCAAGCTTTTTTTAGGAATGGCGCATATTACATGTTTTGAATATATTTTTTTTGAGCCAGACCCTTTACTATTATAATTTGTAACACTTATTTCAAATAAGTCGTCTACATTGTTATTTTTGTAAGTTATATTTTCAACATTAGAGAGATTAACAAGCTTTATATTATTGGACTTATAGCCTTGTGTTTTTTTAATAGCCACTACTAGCTCATCTATTATTTGCTCTAGTCCTCCGTTAAGTGTGAAAAACTCCGCACTCTTAGTATAATCATATTTAAAATATTCAATTGCATCGTAAGCGTTTAATTCATTCAAATCGGAAGAATATTCAAATACGTCTTTCGCTGCTCGAGAGAATGACGCAGACACATATTTTGTAAGAAACTCATACAAATAATAGCTTTGTTTTGTAGACTTGCCTAATTTGGAAACTTGGGGGCTAAAGAAAAATTTGGTTAATTTGTCCATAATGTAATCTTTTGTTGATGTTTTGTTGATTGCTTTATTGTCTCTTACTTCTATATATGTTTTAGTATTTGGAATAGGGATTATTTTGGGTTTTAGACCGAGTTCATTTATTAAAGTGTTGATTAATTTATGATGAAATCCTAATCGTCCTGCGCCTAAATCCATGACATATTCTTGCTTGTCTATAGTTTCTTTATATGAATATATTCGACCGCCTAGCCGTTGTCCCGACTCTAATAATAGAATTTTTAGGTGTGTATACTTTTTTGACAATTTATATAAAGTGTAAAGGCCTGCTATGCCTCCGCCTATTATTACTAAATCATAAATGTTAACGGTATTGTTATGATTTGTTTTATTTGTTTTATTTGTTTTATTTGTTTTATTTTTTTGTGTTTTAGTCTTACTATTAGTCATGTAACTATATTATTATGTTATAGCAAGATAATAAAATAGTTTATTATGTTATATTATAACTACTATAACTAGTTATATGTCTAACATTATTCAAAAGTTGTGTAGCGCTACGTGTATTCTCTCTTGCTGCTCTTAATAAATCAAAAGTTATAGTACGCATATTACTTAACTCTATATACATAGCTACATTTACATCTATTCCATGTAATCTTATATAATTAGTAAATTGTAAATATGCTTCGTCATAATATCTTTGTGCTTCTTGTTCGAAACGTGCTGCTAATTGTTGAATTTGCATTGCATTATTTAAACGCATATTTCGGTTTGGGTTGTTTAGTCGATCCCTCAAACTAGTTATTAGACGTTCTAAATGTGCTAGTGCTTGCAATTTTTCTATTATTTGTTGTCTTTGTATTAAAGGATCAGTCATTGTAGTTCTACAAAGAGGACATATGTTATTTCCGTGACGTATCATATTTTCTAAACATCTATTATGAAATTTATGACCGCAATTTAGTGTTGTATTAGCTTCATCATCTGTCATTTGATCTAAACAAATAGGGCACTCATTTTCCTTTTCTGCATTATTTATTTCCATAGCTCTTAATCTTTCACTTAAAGTTGGCAGTTCTTTGTTTGCTGCTGACATATTAGCACGCCACGCTTCATCATATCCTTTGCCTAATCTATATGAATAAAATTTAGTAGGCGCATGGTGTTTTTTTGATTTTCCTCTGGGCTTTCTTCTAGGCTTTCTTCTAGATTTTATTCTTACAGTTTTTGCTGTTTTTACAGGCATATTTCTTAAAGCTTTAAAAAATTCAGGTATAGCAACAGTAATTACTTTATCATTATGTAAGCCAAACATTATTATTTTATATATATATAAAATAAAAGTATATAATAATATAATATAAGAATATTATTATAAATTAATGTTTGCGCTATAAATATAAACAATATTATATACATTAACGCCTAATAGAATTTGCTAGTGCTAAATCTTGCCTCCATGATGCCGATATTGAAACTTGTCCTGGTTATGCTCTTCTCGCCACTGGTGCTCTCTCCGCTGGTGCTCTCTCCGCTGGTGCTCTCTCCGCCTGTATCCTCGCCCTTGCCGCAGCCACTATTGCCACCCTCGACGCATCCGCCCTCGCCGCCTGGGCACTAGCCATTGCCGCCATCGCTGCTGTATCTGCCGTCTCCGCCCTCTCTGCCTCATCCTCCTCATCCTCATCCTCCTCATCCTCATCCTCCTCATCCTCCTCCTCATCCTCCTCCTCATCCTCCTCATACTCCGCTGCTGCTTCTTCAGGCGGGTCCTCTACTCTCACCATCATCGCCCTCACCGCCATATATGCCATATACTCCGCATTCGTATTCGGCGCCCTCTCATTAGCCCTATCTAACACCGCCTCTGCATTATTTAACGCTTCGTGCGGACTATAAGATAACAAATTAGTGATGTAGGTGCCGAAGTAGTTGCTAAATATTTGTGCACTACACAATGGGCACTTAATAAATCCTTTGCTTAAAGCTTTTATTAAACAATCAGTATGAAATATATGGCCGCATACTAGTTCTGTAGCATTACTAATTTCTTCTATTGGCATTTGACAAAATACGCATGTTTCTTCTAATTTATTTGCATGAATTACTGCAGCTTTTAAATCACCAACAAATCCTCGAGCAACTCTTGTAAATCGTTTGCCTTTTCTTTTGTCTTTTGTATATAGTTTTTTCACACTAATTTTTTGTCTTAAATTCTTTTTATGTCTTAAATTCTTTTTATGTCTAAATGTTTTTGAACCTCTTCTAAATTGTTGCGCTGCTTTCTTTTTTCTTGTTAATAATTTAGAGGTAGATGAAGGCATAATATATTATAGTATAGCATTATTATAATTATAATAATAATATTAATAATAATAATAATGCTATATATAGTATAATATAGATCATTAATTCTAAACTTTTTTTCTTTATTACCTTCCATGTATTAAATTTTCATATTCTTCTGATGTTATGCCATTAACAGTAATAGAAGGATTAACAGCCCTGCTTTGTATAGGTGCTGATACTCTCGGATATACTTGTAACCAAGTAGCCCATTGTCTATTTGCTAGCTGTCTATATGTGTTTCCATTGCGTGGAAAACTATTAATTACTATTGATGAAGCATTCATAAACCAGGTTGCTTCATCAAATGTTGTTGCATAACGCATATTATCTATTAACGCATTAGCACGATCAATAGTTGCTCTGATTTCTTGTAATCGTTGATACGTTTGTAGCCATACTTGGGTTCGTGCTTCCCTGAGAACTGCTTGTTCACTTTCTGGCAAGCTATCAATTAGTAGATCTGTTTCATGTATCAAGCCAATTGCTTCAATCATAGTAGCAGCATTAGCCAATCCTGCTATTAACGCATTAACACGATTAACAGTATTAGTATTATTAATATTATTACTAATAGGCATTGAAATAGACCTTTGTAGGTGATACGGTCTTTCTGGTGCTATAGATGTTCTACAAGATGGACAAGTTGGATTAGTGGTATTCCATTGATCAATACATTCTCTATGAAATTTATGACCGCAACGAAGTGTTTTTGTATGTCTTGGGTTTAACATAGCACCTAAACATATAGGACAAGTGTCAACTTTTGGTAGCGCGCTTCTAAATTTTTTTTGAATTCTTCTTGTAGCAAGTCTTTTTGATAAATCTGCTATTTGAATTCTTCTTGTAGCAAGTCTTTTTGATAAATCTGCTATTGCTTGTCTTGTATTTTTTCTTTTTCTAAATGATTTTTGAATATGTGTAACTACTTTTGTTGTTGGACTTAAAGACGGTGCTGTTGGATCTAAAGCTGCTAATTCTTGTACATGTGATGGAGCTATTCTACCTATAGATCTTCTTGTAAATAATCTTTTTCCTAAACTTCTTAATTTTGCTGTTTTGTTTCTTATATTTTTTATAAAGTCCATATATATATGGATATTATTTTTTATAATGCTATAATATAGATTATGAATTCTAATAAAAATATATCAAAGTTATTTAAGTTGATTAGTGAGAAAAAAATATTTTTAATATTGATTTTTCTAAATTTGCTGTTTCAACATTATATTACTTATTACGTAAGTGCTAATATTAATTTAGACGCAGGCAAGGATAAGGATAATGATAAGGATAAGGATGCATATAACACTATTATTATTGCATCTTATATAATAGGTTTCATATTAATTATAATTCTTGTATTTGTTCCTATGTCTGCATGGCTAAAATTTATAATATTTTCTCTCTTTTCTGTTGCCTACGGAGTAATATTTATATCTATAAAAAACTATTTTGATCCTAATATATTACATAGTTCTGTTGTTGGAGCTATTATTGTTTTTTCTTTTATGATATTCTTTGGAATAGCTCTAGCTATAAGTGGATTTAAATTAACCAATAATGCGACTTTTACTTTATTTTATGCTATTTTAGTATTAATAATAGTAAGTGTTGTGCAATATTATACTTATTATTATTCTTTTATAAAAAAGCTCCTACTAATTGCTGTTGCAATCTTATTTACATTATATATAGTAAATACAACAAACAATGTATTACATCGCAATTATGAAGGAGACTTTGTAACTGCGTCCTTTGATTACTATATTGATAATTCTAATTTTTTAAACGCATTAAAAATACATAATAACTAAATTACTATTTTTTGTTTTCCTATTTTTGCCAAAATAAATTATTTTAGTATATTATACTAAAATGATTTTCAAAAAATCAAATGTAGCAAATAAAAGCAAAAAATCTTTTTTTAAAAATGATATAGCACAAGTATTTAGGTTGATTAATGAAAAGAAGAGTTTCTTTGCGTTAATTTTAGCAAATTTATTATTCCAACTTTATATTACTTATTATGTAAGTGAAAATGTTAATGTACAGGAAGAGCAAGAGAAAGAAGGAGAAAAAGGTGCTAAAAATTATGACATGAAATATATTGGTGCATTAGTAGCAACAATTGTTATTATTTTAATTTTGGCATTAGTTACTATGCCGTCGTGGATGAAATTTATATTGTTTTCTCTCTTTTCTGCCGCTTTTGGTATTCTTTTAGCATATAGAAAATATGGATTGGATAGTGGTGTTATTAGAAGTGCGCTAGCCGGTACAGCCAGTATTTTTGTTACTATGTTTGTATTTGGAGTAGCACTAATAATGAGCGGTATTAAATTAGGTTTTATTACTGCTCTCATTTTGTTTTTTGCCTTATTGGCGTTAATAATTATTAGCATTGTGCAATATTTTATTGTTCAATCTTCATTATTAAAAAAATTAATAGTTATTGGATCGTTAATTATATTTTCAATTTATATTGTGTATGATACAAACTCTATATTACAACGTGATTATAGTGGCGACTTTATAAGTGCCTCATTAAACTATTATTTGGATTTAATAAATATTTTTACTGCATTATTGGGTGAAGGCGGCGATTAAACTATATTATGATATAATAATAAATGATGGTATAATAAAAATTATGGTATAATAAAAATTATGGTATAGGAATAAACTTCCACCCTAAATCGTCACATATTCTCTTCCATATTTGGTCTTGTTCTATGCGCTTTTCACGGTCTTTTAACATAGGAAAATATGGTAAAAAACTGCGCTCATTCAACAATTCGCATAATTTATATAATGTGTAATAATAGTTTAAAAAATTTACTCGTTCTTTAGGGCAATATTTCGAATATGGCTTTTGTAGCTCCATAAATAAATTGCATAATGTTTCTTCGAGTTCTGCGCTCATAATAGGCGGTCTAATTCCTAGTTTATCTTTAATAAAAGGTATATGTTCATAATATTTATTGTAACCAAGATTTTTCAATATTTCCTTAGTTTTTTTATTTGACAAATCACTCAAACTTATGCGCTCCTTTTTTATTTGGTTTTTAATATTTTCAAATACTTCGTCGGGTATATTTGTGCTCTCTTTAGCCTGAAATTGCGCCAAAATCTCTTTTAAATGATTTATTCGTTTATAGGCATAGGAGCATACTTCTTTAGGCGGTTCTTTATATGATGGTTTATCTATATCTATTAAATATTTAATACTGTTAGAGCAATTAGAGCATATTGTCATGCCTTCACTTTCAACAAATATTAGCTCACCGTTATTACATATATTACATATGTCGGACGGATAAATAAATTTGTCATAATTTAAATAATTAGGGTCAATATTGTTGAAATATTTATCTATATTTTTATTACTATCATTTTTAATTAAATTATTTTTATTTGGATTATCCATTATGTTATTGCATATGTCATAACTTAAATTTAATGAAAAAAATTGTTTGACAATATCATTTTTGTCAGAATTTTCTACCATTTCATTACTTGATATATTTTTTTTATTTTCAAAATAATCAAAAATATATTTAGAATTATTTAAATAATAATTCTTTTCTTTATTTCTAAGAGCTTTAATAGTGTTTTTATATTTATTAATAAGTTCTATAATTTCGGTCTTATTTTTTGTTTTAATTAGCATAGTTTCCAATTTATCAATTTGCTTTAAACATTTAGGAATAGCAACATCTTCGTTGTATTTAAATGATTTTATTATTTCATTATGTTTATTATCAAGGGTCGTTTTAATTACGCCTGTTCTCTTCATAGCAAGACTAATTATATTTTTAGCGTATTAAAAATTTATATATTAATTTTTGTAATTAAATATTTTGTAATAAAAACAATTAAAAACAATTAAAAACAATTAAAAACAATTAAAAACAATTAAAAACAATTAAATTAATTAAAAACAATTAAATTAATTTCAAAAATTTTTTTTCTTTAGGAATATTATAAAAAAATGGCTGGTGGTTTAATGCAATTAGTCGCCTATGGCGCACAAGATGTATATTTAACAGGTAATCCCCAAATTACTTTCTGGAAAGTTACCTATCGTCGTCACACTAATTTTGCCATGGAATCGATTGAGCAAACTTTCAACGGACAAGCGGATTTCGGTCGCCGTGTTACATGCACTGTTTCGCGTAACGGTGACTTGGCTTTCCGCACCTATTTGCAGATCACACTTCCCGAAATCGGCCAAGGTCTAGGTACAACAACTGATCCCAATGTATATGCCAGATGGTTAGACTTCCCCGGCGAGCAGTTAATTTCGCAAGTTGAAGTTGAAATCGGTGGCCAGCGCATTGACCGTCAATATGGTGACTGGATGCACATTTGGAACCAGTTAACTTTATCGAAAGAACAGGAGCGTGGCTACTACAAAATGATCGGCAACACTACCCAATTAACATACATTTGCGACCCCACCTTTGCGGACGTTGATGGCCCTTGCTCTGCCAATGGTGTTCGCCAAGTATGTGCTCCCCGCAATGCGTTACCAGAAACAACTCTATATGTTCCGCTACAGTTCTGGTATTGCCGTAACCCCGGTCTAGCTCTTCCATTGATTGCTTTACAGTACCACGAAGTTAAAATTAATTTAGACATTCGCAACATCGAAGAATGCTTATGGGCGGTTACCAATGTTAACGGAACCGGTAAAAAGGCCCTTAATGCGTATAAACAGTCGTTAGCGGCTGCTTCGCTCTTTGTTGATTACATTTTCTTAGACACTGACGAGCGCAGACGCATGGCGCAAAACCCCCACGAATACTTAATTGAACAGCTTCAATTCACAGGTGATGAATCGGTTGGTTCATCGTCCAATAAAATTAAATTGAATTTAAATCACCCATGCAAAGAGCTAATTTGGGTTGTACAGCCTGACGTCAATGTTGATTATTGCGCGTCGCTCACCGAAGGCCATTCGCTAAATCACTTACTTGGTGCTCAGCCATTCAACTACACTGACGCGCTAGATGCGTTACCTAATGCTATTCATGCCTTTGGCAACAAAGGTCTTGTTAATAGCACCTCGTACATCACTGCTTCGTCGCTCTTTGAAGATCCATTTTCTAATAAATTAGCTACTCCGTCTGGATTTGTTAGTGGCACTGCAGGAGATTTTAATGGTGGTGCGACCGAATCGGGTGTATCGGATGCCGGCACATTCGTTTTAGCTGAAACCGCGATTGATATGCATTGCTGGGGTGAAAATCCAGTTGTAGTTGCCAAATTACAGCTTAACGGCCAGGATCGCTTCTCGGAGCGTGAAGGCACATACTTCGATTTAGTTCAGCCATTCCAGCACCACACCCGTGCGCCTGACACCGGTATTAATGTTTACTCATTTGCTCTAAGACCTGAAGAGCACCAGCCATCAGGAACTTGCAATTTCTCGCGCATTGATAATGCCACTTTACAGTTAGTTCTTTCGAATGCGACTGTTCAGGGTGTTTCTACCGCCAAAGTCCGCGTATATGCTGTTAACTACAACGTTCTTCGCATTATGTCGGGCATGGGTGGTCTAGCGTACAGCAATTAAATAATAAGTCTAATAAGTCTTATGTTTTTTCATTTAATTTTTTATAAATATAAAAATTTAATGAAAATAATGAAAATAATGAAAATAATGAAAATAATGAAAATAATGAAAATAATAAAAATAATGAAAATAATGAAAATAATAAAAATAATAAAAATAATGAAAATAATGAAAATAATAAAAATAATGAAAATAATGAAAATAATGAAAATATAATATAATATAATAATTATTTTATAATACATTATAAATACAAATTATTATGAGTGTATCTTTAGCTATAAGTAGTTTTTATATTACATACGTGTTTTTACTTACAACCGGTGTAATTACATTTATAGAAGCATTACGAAGCCCGGTTCCTCAAATTCGTCACATTATGAATTTAGAAACTTGCATTTCAATTGTTGCAAGCTATTTTTATGGACTATTTATTGAAGAAATAAATAAGGCGCAAAATTTGTATAATGTTAAAGATGATACTAAAGATAATAATAATAACATTATTGATAACATTACAAATAAAGATAGTGCTATAATTAAGCCTTTAAGTGTTATACCTATAGAAAAAATTAATAATATGCGCTATATTGACTGGTCTATTACTACACCTTTTATGTTATTGGTTCTCTCTATGGTATTAGGCTATGAAAACAAAGTAATAGTAAAATTTAGACCATTTGTGTTAACAATGGTTCTCAATTTTGCCATGTTAGCATTTGGATATAGTGGAGAGATTGGGCTATTAAATAAAAATATTGCAGGTTTTATGGGTTTTATATTCTTTTTTCTAACATATGGGACAATATGGAAGCTTTTTATGACAGGATCAAAAATAACTATCCAATCCAAATTCATATTTTGGACTTTCTTAGGAACATGGTCACTTTATGGAGTATTTTATTATACAAATGAAGCAACTAAATTGATTGGATATAATATTTTGGACTTAATAGCTAAAGCGTTTGTAGGTATTTTCTTTTGGCTTTATTTAACTAAATCGGTTGTGTTTTAGTTTTGGTTTTAATATTTTATTTTTGTTTTTTGTATTTTATTTTTGTTTTTTGTATTTTATTTTTGTTTTCTTTATATTATAATATATGAATGATTTATCAAAGAATGACTTATCAAAGAATGACTTATCAAATATTATAATAAAAAAAGACGAATGTAAGAGAATAAGGAAACATAATGCTATTAAATTACCTGATACATTGTTACATTTAAGCATACCGAAATATATTAACTATTATAAAGAGTGTTATAATATTGAACAAAAACTATATAGAGAATACTTTAAAATAGAAAAACATCCATGTCAAATAAAAAATAAGGCCTATATTTCTTCTAAGTCCAATAAAATAACTATTGTGGAAAAATTAAATCAAATAATCAAAATTTTAGGTGATTTAGACAATGTTAAAAATGATGTTAATAATGATGTTAGTAATGATGTTAGTAATGATGTAAATACTGAAGATCCAAAAATAGTAAAGTTGCCAAAATATATTTCAATTAAGGACCATGAAAATGATAGCTCTAAATTCTATTTAATTTACGATAATAAAAACAAGACACGGCATACGTTGCAATTATTATGCTATAAGTCGTCCTCTTTCGTTCAAAGTCTTAACACATTTTTGGAAAATATTAAAAATAGGTTTGATAAATCATAGGTTTGATAAATCATAGGTTTGATAAATCATAGGTTTGATAAATCATAGGTTTGATAAATAAAAGAATAGTGATTATTATTTAAAGTTATAGATAGTACTATAAGTGATTATGATTAACGACTTACCTAGCGAGCTACAAAATATTATATTAACTTATACTAACATAATATGTCATGTATGTCAAAAAAAATATGATTTCAATATTTTATTTTATAAGAAGCAAAGTAAATTCTATTACTGTAGTAAAATATGTTATGAATTCACTTAAAAAAAACGTAATAAATTCTAGCTTCTAGCTATGCTTTAAGTACTATGATTTATGAGAAATTTCTCATTTATTACTTCTAATAAATCCTTAACTAGTTTGTCCTCATCAATATCAAAGAAGCATTGAATATTATTAAGGATTAATGATGCATCGTCGTCGGGTATTAACTCCCTATCTCCTGGCTCACGCAATAGTGTATTATATACATACGTAATAACAGGAATATTTTCACAAGTTACAATTCGACACATGTTTATATATTCAATATAATCAAGAACTAACGGAAAGCCTTCAATAAATGCTTCGCACTCTGTGTTCAACCTATATACCAAATAATTGCATATTTCAGTTTCATTAAAATATGCATCATATACAGCTTGCGTACAAATCTTTTTAAATTTATTTTCAATAAATGAACCTGTCAATAGTTCAATGTTAAGGTGCGGCTCATAATTAGTTTTTTCAGTTAGCATTTGCATCTTTAGCATTGATTATTGATAATTGATATATTAGTAATTATTTATAATAATTTAATAATCAATTTTATTTATAGAAAATATATAATTTTGAAAAAAAATAAAAAAAATATATAATATACATAAAAATTATATTAAAAATTACTATTAAAAATATTAATATAAACTTAATAATATGAGTTGTATCTTATATTATAGTAATTATTGTGAAAATTGCAAAAAAATATTAAGTATATTGTCCAAATCAAGCATCAAAAGTAATATTCATTATATATGTATTGACAAACGCATAGTTAGAAATAATACTACTTATGTTGTTTTAGAAAATAACCAAGAAATTTTACTTCCAAATACTATTAATGCGGTTCCTGCGCTAATGATATTAAATGATAATTACAAAATATTATATGGAGACAATATTATGAGTTATTTAAAGCCGGTTGAGGAAATAGCCGTTCAAAAAGCTACAAATTTTAATGGAGAGCCGTCAGCATTTAAATTTGATTTGTTATCTAGCGGAGTTGTGTCCGATAACTTTAGTTATTTAGACCAAAATAGCGATGAATTATCGGCCAAAGGTAGTGGCGGACTAAGGCAGTTATATAGTTATGCCACAATAGATTATAGTGATAAAATAGAAACTCCACCCGATGATTATATTCCTGATAAAATTGGCGAAATTAATATTAAAAATTTAGAACAAGAAAGAAATGGTGTTTAGTTTATAAAATTTATATTATTTAATATATTAAGTAATTAAGTAATTAAATAATTAATTAATATTTTTTATTATTTAAAGTTATAATATTATTTTTACTTATTAATGAAAAGTAAAAATAATAAGCCAGGTTTAGAAGTAGAGGATGCATGTTTAGAAGATGCAGGATTAAAAGAAGACACATCATCAAAACACGAAAAAAAAGCGTTTACATTAAATAATGTAAATGCTATTACTCTTATTAACTTTTATAAAATTTTCAAGGATTTACTTAATGATTTAAATAGTAGCTTTAATGACAAAGTAGGTTCATTAATTGAAAATAACAAAGATTATCAGCTTATTATTAATTATAGCTTGCCGCATTACAAAGAAAACATGAATGCCGATGAATATATAAATTCTATAACTTTGGATAGCATAGATATTAATTTTATGACGTCACTTAATAATGTGTATGAATATTGCAAACATACTTTTGCGGTGCGGAGCATTGATATATTATACCAAAATGAGGATATTTTTTTAAATAAGGGAAATGTTAAAAATAGCAATAGCGATGATAATGTTATATGCACTATGTTTTTGCCAGATATAGATTTTGCTGATTTATATTATGACGATACTAGTTCACAAACTAAACAAACAATATGGAAATATTTGCAACTCTTATTATTTAATATAATAACATCTATTGATGATATATCATTTTTCGGTAATTCATTAGAATTACTTAAAATTATTGATAGCGAAAATTTATCGGCAAAAATTCAAAGCACCGTTGAAGAATTAAGCAATATTTTTTCATTTAAAGAAAATAAGGTCCCCAAAAAAAATAATGATGACCAAGAATGTAAAGAAGAAGATGGAGAAGATGGAGAAGATGACGAAGGCGATAGTCATGGATTAGGAGACCTTCCTAATATGGAAGGTCTGTTTAATACTATGTTTAACGATTTATCAAATAATTTTAAAGAGTTTAGTGAAAACATGAAAAATCATAATGATGCTGATGATGCTGATGATGATGCTAATGATGCTAATGAGGCTGACGATTGTGCTGGTGCTGAACATACTAATAAAAATAATAAGCACAATGATTATGCTATTCCGGATAAAGAGGAGCTTTTTTCGCATTTAAATAATTTAATAAATGGAAAAATCGGTTCATTGGCTAAGGAAATAGCGGAAGAAACGTCGAAAGACTTTGATTTAGAGAGTGAAAATTTAGGAGACGTTAATGATCTTTTAAAAGGTTTTATGAAAAATCCGTCTAAAATGATGGGTCTTATTGATAATATTAATAAGAAAATAAATAACAAAATGAAAGATGGATCTATTAAAGAAAGCGAATTATTAGAAGAGGCAACCGAAATATTCAAAAATATGAAAAATATGCCTGGTATGACCAATTTTAATGATATTTTAAAGTCGATGAACCTTGACAAGTTTATGCCTAAAGGTGGTAAAATTAACCCAAATACGTTTCAAAATATGATGGAGCAAAATGTTAAAATGTCTAAAATGAAAGAGCGCATGCGGAAAAAGGCTGAAAATAATAAGGATTGTGCTGCTCAAGATGCTCAAAAAAATGCTGCTCAAGATGCTGCACAAAATGCCGCTTATACAAAGAACGCAAATGATTTGCAAGATTTAACAGCCAATCTCTCGTCGTTAATGGAAGAAATGAAATCTAATACGAGTTTTATTGAAGATATTATAAAAAATCAGGGAAATAGTAACTCTACTGCTTCTACTCCACGATCAAATGATGAACATTCTAAACGCAGTACTAATAATAAGAAGAAGGCGCATAGGAAAAAAAATTAATAATATCTTTAGCGTTTATTGAACTATTATTGAACTATTATTATTAAATAATTTATAAAATAATTAATAATAATTTTTTTTTAAGTATAAAAAGTCTATTTATACAATAATAATATTAAAATTTATTATTAAGTTATTATAATATAATAACTTATGGTTAACGGTTTTAATGAAACATATATAGGAACAAGTAATGGTCAATTGAAAGACGACCTTTTATTAACTGATAACATTATTACCAAAACTATTAAATTGGATCCTACTAAATTGGATGCTACTAATGTTAATGCTACTAATGTTAATGCTACTAATGTTAATGCTACTAATGTTAATGCTACTAATGTTAATGCTACTAATGTTAATGCTAATTGTGCTACTAATGTTTGTGTTGGTGAAAATAATAATGCTAAGCATGAAAATATTGCATTTTGGATAGATGACCCAACTATTTTATTTAGCAAAAAATATATATCAGAATTATGGCCTTTAGACGAAATGTCTCGAGAGCAAAAATTAAATGCTATAACAAGATTAGTAATATTATTAACTTTAGCCGGATTTGTAGTCTCAAATAATTATAAAATTATTGTAACAGGAATTGTTTCAATATTTTTTTTAATAATTACATATAAAGTTTTGAATAATAATAATATTGTAAATCAAAAAACGAGAGAAACATTTAGCAATGAAAATATATATGATAAAGTAAAGCATAATTTTACTAATCCGACAATTATAAATCCAGTAATGAATATATTATTACCTGAAATACAGGATAATCCAAATCGCCTTCCGGCTGCACCTTCATATAATAAAGCTGTTGAAAGAGCAATAAATAGCGAAACACAAGACTTTATAGTTACAAATTTTAATAATGATGAAACTATTAGAAATAAATTATTTGATAGTAGAGAAGATAAATTTGATTTTGAATGTTCTATGAGGCAATTTTATAGTACCGCAAATACGCGTGTTCCCAACAATCAAAACGAATTTGCTAGATTTTGCTATGGTAATATGGCTTCTTGTAAAGATGGGGATGTAGAGATGTGTTTTAGAAATAGTGAGCGTTAAACTTAGTTACACTTTTTTAAATTAGTTTTTAATATTTAATATAAATATTTAATATTAATATTTAATATAATATTTAATATAAATTTCAATATTTAATATTAATTTTAATATTCAATATTTAATATAATATTTAATAGTAATTTTAATATAAATTTCAATATTAATATTTAATAGTAATTTTAATATAATATTTAAAAAATAATATATTAAATACATATAAATGACATCTACAACAGCTTATCCATATACTTTTGATGCGATGTCCAGAATTGGCAATGATAATCCTGCTATAGATCAGCGCAATATTCAAAATATTAGTGAAGCAAATTACAATTTAGAAAACTTTTATCCATCGTGCCCTATGTCGTCGGCCATTGACTTTGCTTTAAGTCAGCCCAATGTTTTTTACAAAGGTTCGCATGAAGGAGGCGTTAAAGGGTGCGAAATAGAGGTAAATAATGATTTAAAGTATACCCATATTTCGCGGCCTGCTTGTAAATTGTCATTAGTAACAAGACCCTTCATAACTGTGCCATATTTAGGAAAAGGTTACGGAGACTGCACAATAGAAACACAATTAAGAACCGGTCAATTTGATTTAAATAAAAAAACGGTTAATAATATAATGGAGCAGTCCTTTTCAGACTATCAAAATTACCCATTAATTGATAGCGTAAAAGAAACCGTCTCAAATAGTGCTTACAAAATAGAGGATGATGCTATGAAAGGTTGGCAGCGTGGAGGTATGAGTGCGCGTGAATTTGCGCGTAACCAAGATAAGCAATGAGCGGGTTGTTTGAAAAAGTGTGTATATATAGTGTTGTTAAATAATGTTTAAGTTGTTTTTATTGTTTTATTTATTGTTTTATTTATTGTTTTATTGTTTTATTGTTTTATTTATTGTTTTATTGTTTTATTTATTGTTTTATTGTTTTATTTATTGCGCTATTTTTATATAATGCAATATATAATATGGTATTGTTTAACATATTTGCTAAAAATACAAAAAATCTACAAAATTTAAAAAAATTAGGAACTAGAAAATTTAGAGAGCTTAGAAAAAGATTTTTAACAAAAAAAGTACGCTCTTTAAGCCCTAGAACAAAACTTGTTACGCAAATACAAAGATCATACAGAAATAAATTGAAATCGAAAAAAGAAATCATGAAAAGGCTTAAAACAATGCAACATTTGGCTGCTCGTGAAGCCGCAGAAATTACCGATGCCAACGCTATTATTGCGCATAATCAAGCACAATTAAAAAATAGAACAGCAAAGAACGGGACAAGCGTACGAATGACACGGGGTCACAAACAAAAATTAGAAGATGAAATTAGCGATGCACAATGGGTATTAAATACTCATAATAGGTATAATTATAGAGCACAAGCTCGCGAATTGGAACAACAATTAAATAAAATGTAGGTTAAAAATTGAAAAACTAAATCAAAATAGAGAGAATATATTATTACTTTTTTTCAATATAAATATTGTAATATAATATAAATAATATAATATATTATGTTACCTAATGCTATTAGCAGTTATTATAATAACATAAATAATATAAATTATGATAGCACATTTTTAACTACATATAACTTACATGATGACTATGATGATAGAAATTTGTGCTATCAAATACAATTATTACAAGCACTCAAAATTGCCTATTATGATAATACAATATTGACAACACATATTGAAAAAATAGGTTATTTTTTGCATAACAACACTGAGTTAGAGGCCATTTTAGTATTATTAAAAGAAAAATATAAAGATAGTAACATAGCTTTCATGATTAATGAACACAATAATAATACACTATTTCAGCTTCTTTTTAGTTACGAATATTTTGAAACATTTCATAAATGCTTATGTAAATATATAAATGAAAAAAAACAATTAGGAATGGAGTTGGGAAGAGAATTAGTAAGAGAATTAGTAGAAGAAAAAACGTATTTTGATGATCTAAAAAATATAATTTTACTATAATATTATTTGTCATTATTTGTCATTATTAAAACAT